CGGCTACGGTTTGACCTGGGCCTACAGCGACCCGACAAAGCAGGTGGAAACGCTGGTGCCGTTCTACGGCCAGCCGTCGCGCATCGCGGCGGCTGTCGACGGCAAATTGATCACCCTGGACGGCACCGACCTGGGCGGCCCTGTCGGCGGCTTCACCCTCAATGACTGGTCTTGGACCTCGTTCGCCAATCTGTCATCGGACGATTTCACCGTCATGTGCAACGGCGCGGAAGGCGTCTGGAGCTGGGACGGCACCAACGGCGGCCTCGTTCACGAGACGGTGACCGCTGCCGTTGGCGACCCCTGGATTATCCCCGCTCAGTTTCAAATCGTGCTCGCGCACGTCAACCGGCTCTGGTTTGCGGACGGTGCCAATCTGGCGGTCTATTACCTGCCCCTCCAGGCCAAAAGCGGCGAGGTCAAATATCTGCCGCTCAACTCGATTTTCAAGCGCGGCGGGTCGATCCGCGCGCTCGCCACCTGGACCACTGACGGGGCAGTCAATCTCAATGACCAGCTTGCGATTTTCACGAGCAATGGCGAGTGCGCAATCTGGTCGGGCATCGACCCCGACACCGACATGACGCTTTCCGGCGTGTTCCGCTTTGACAGCCCGATGTCGAAACATTCGGTGGTCAACTACGGCGGCGATTTGTTCGTCCTGATCTCGACCGGCCTTGTGCCGATGTCGGTTCTGATGCGAGCCGAAACCGACCAGCTCGGCCAGACCGACAAAAACGTGGTGGCGGAATTTCTCGCCGCCTCGACCTACCGCGCGCGCGCCGGCTGGGAAGCGTTCCTAAACTTTTCGGACGGTCGCATTTACTGCAACATGCCCCAGGGCGCGCCAAACGTTTACAGGCAGATGGTGCGCAACATGCCGGGCGGCCAGTGGTCGAGCTGGTCGGCGCTGCCGGCGCGGTGCTGGGGCTGGCTTAACGAGCGCGTTTTCTTCGGTTCGGATGACGGCAAGGTTTATGAGCAGGCCCGCTCTTTCTTGAGCGACAACGGAGCCCCGATCAGGGTTGACGTGCAAATGGCCTGGGGCAATTTCGGCACCCCGGCCATCAAGCAATTCAAGATGGTGAAGCCCTACCTGCAATCGACCGGCACCCCCAGGCCGTTCATCGATATCAAGGTGGATTACGACCTCACGCCGCCGACCAATCAACCCGATGTCACCACGGCCGACCAGGGCGCGACCTGGGACTTGGCGACCTGGGATGTCGACAGTTGGGCGTCGGGGATGGTCACCTTTACGAATTGGCAGGGCGTGTCGGTAATCGGCGGCGTCGCCGGCCCGCGCCTCGTGGCGCTGCTGCAAAACGCCGATCTCGCCCTTACGGGCTGGGACGTGCTTTTTGAAACGGGGAGCATCTTCGGATGAGGCCGAATTTCGCACCCCTGGAGGCCGACGCGGTCGAGCTGTTGACGGAAGAAACCGGCATCGATTTTCGCCGCATCGATTTTCGCCAACCGCACTGGTTTTGCATCACCAAGCGCCGCGATGACGGCTCGCTGATGGGCGTTCTCGCTTGCGAATTTAAGACGTGGTTCGATGTCCACTTTACGTGCGCCATCGTTGATCAAGGCTTTATGTCGGCGCGCCTTTTGCGCGTGATTTTCACCGCCCTGTTTTCGAAGGCCGTGCGCGTTACCGCGCTCGTGTCGCCCGGCAATGAACGCGCCATCAAGCAGATGCGCCGCCTGGGCTTCGTTTACGAGGGCTTCCTACGCAAGGGCGTTGAAGGGCACCGCGACGCTTTGATTTTCGGCATGCTTCGCGAGGATTGCCGGTTCCTTCCCGGCGTTCAAGCGCAGCTCCCGCCCCAGCCCTTCCCCTTGGGAGAAACTCGCCATGGCCTCCACTCCTAGCCCGCCGAACCCCTACGATCAGGCGGCGGCCCAGCAATCCGCAAACCTGGGCGCGTCGGAAGCGTCGGGCATCATCAACAACCCGAATGAGGTCAACCCTTACGGGTCGGTGAATTACACCAATTCCGGCTACGAGGTCGTTTACGACGCCAAGGGCAAGCCCCAGTATGTGCCGCGCTACACGCGCACCACGTCGCTGTCGCCCGACCAAATGAAGCTGCTGGGCCTGGAGACGCAGACCAAGGGCAATGCCGGCCAAGCGGCGGTCACCGCCTCGTCAAAACTCGCCGACATGTTCAAGACCTCGCTCGACCCGTCGAGCTGGCAACAGTGGTCCAATGCGCCGACCCCTGGCGACATTCGGCAGGACCAAGCGCCGACCGACCGGAGCGCCGTCGAGCAAGCGATGATGAGCCGCTATCTCGACACGGCCGGCAAGCAAAACAGCGCCCAGGACGCCCAGCTTGCCGCGCGCGGCCTCACGCCCGGCTCGGCTCAATATTCGGCCATCGACAAGACCCGGCAGGAGGGCCTGACCGACGCTCAAATGCAGGCCTATCTGGCATCCGGCGACGAGAGCCGCGCGGCCCAGGGAGCCTATAACCAGGCCGCCCTACAGCGCTATCAAATGGGCTCGGATTATGCCGCGTTTGGAAACCAGCTTCGGCAGGCCCAGCAACAGAGCGACACGGCGCTTCGCTCGCAATTGCCGAACGAGATCGCGGCGCTGATGGGCATGGGTCAAGTGACCGTGCCGCAGTTTTCGCCGTTCTCGCGGCAAGGCATCGATGCGGCCCCAGTCGGCGACTACATCAGCCAGAATTATCAAAATCAGGTGCAGGCCGCGAACGCGACCAACCAGGGCATTTTCGGCCTGGGCGGCTCGCTGCTTGGCCTGCTGCCGTTTTAGAGAGGATTTGAGACATGGGCTCCAGCGGCGGAAGCACCAACTACACTCAGCCGGATATCCCGACGCCACCGAACGTTGCCCCTTACGGGCAGTCGGTGCCGTTCAAGCCGAGCTTTATCAACTTCCTGGGCGACCCCTCGACCCCGTCAACGGGGCTCACCCCCGACATGCTCGCCGCCATCGATCAAATGTATCAGAACCGCCCGACCATCGGCGCTCCCATGCAGCAGCAGGCCGCAGCACCGGCGGCGAAGCCAGCGCGCCAGCAGCTCGCCCAGGTGATGCGCGGCGGGGAAGGCAGGGGTGGTCGCGATGCCGGCTCTGGCGGCAACGGCAACGGCTGGGGAGGCAAGTAAAATGGTTTCCGAGGTCGAGGCCTATATCAGGCAGCGCGCGCCGCTGTACGGCGTCGATCCTGATTACGCCGTGCGCGTCGCGCGCGGTGAAGGCGGCTTGCACAATCCGTTTCGCCATGGCGAGGGGCCGGCACCGCGCAGCCAAGACCCGCGCTTCGGCAAACTCGAAAATTCTTACGGCCCCTTTCAGCTCTATGTGAGCGGCACCGGTGCGGGCCTGGGCGACCGCGCACTCGCCGCCGGCATCGACCCGACCAAGAAGGGCGATGAGGCCATGCACCCCGCCGGATACTCGACGCGCCCGCAAGGCCCTGTCGAGGCCGCAGGCGGCGGCTACGGCAGCGACCCCGTCAATCCGGCCATGCAGCCGCCCCAGGCGGGCGGGCGCAACGGGCTGGCCTCTGTCATGGCCGGGCAGGCTGGAGGCCCTCCAGGGGCCGCCCCCGCGCCAAAGAAGAAAGGTTTCCTCGCCTCGCTGGGTGAAGGCCTAAGCGCCATGGGTGACGCTTACGGTTCCGGCGGGGGTGGCGGCGGTCCTATGCGCTCTGTCGCGCCCCAGGCCGCCCGCCTGGACGCCGCCGCGCCGGTGGCACCATTCGACACGCAACAGGCTGATCAGCAACGGCAGATGCTTGCCTTGGCAATTCAGCGTCTAAACAGCGGGAGGCTGTTCTAATGGCCCGCATTGCCTCTTTCACCAGTGCAGGAACGCCGACCGGCGGCGACGCCGTCAACGGCATGACGCTTGACGCGCTCATGGCCCGGCAAAAGGCCCTTGCCGAGCAAGCCGGCAGCATGTCGGCAAACCGCAACATGCAATCGCCGTGGCAGGGTGCCGCCTATGTCGGCGAGAAGCTCGCGAACGCCGTCCAGCAAGGCCGGGTGCAAAACCAGATGGCGGCGGCGCGCCAGCAGCTCGCCCAACTCATTGGCGGCATCGACCCGACCGCCGGCCCGTCGCAAGACCAGCTCGGACAAGCCTATTCGATGGACCCCGACCTTGGCCTGAAACTGATGGCCGAAGCGGTGCAGGCGCGCCGTGAGGCATCGCAGCTCGCCCGTCACGATGCCGAGCGCGCCCAGGACCGCCAGTGGCAGGTTTCGGACACCGCCGGTGCCGAGGCGCGCGCCAACGCGGCCCGCGAAGATGCCCAGCGCTTTCAGGAGGGACAGGCGACCAATTCGCAGCGCTTCCAAGAGGGGCAGCAAGAGCGTTCCCAGGACTTTGCGCGCACCCAGGCCGAGGCCGCGCGCGCCGCTGCTGCCGCCGTGCCGAAATCGACCGTGGGCGAGATCAATCTGGATTTCAAAAACGGTGCCTATGGCGACCCGGCGACGCCGGAAGCGATGGCCTTGCGCGATGAGGCGATCAAGAAGGCGAATGCCATCCCGACGCCGGCCGGCGTGAATGCCGACCGCAAGGCGCTTTGGCAGTCGCAAGACGACTATATCGGAAGCACTTCGGCGATCTCGCAACTGGAGCGCGCCAACGAGCTTCTAAAACAGAGCATTTCGACCGGCT